TATATCTCCATCTTTGGATTATACTCCTTGTGATATCCCTCTAAGCACTCTATGCCTACTTTGCATCGTCTCTCATCTATCCAACACTTTGGTAGTAACTGTCTCACTCCCTCTATGCCATCCATCAAGCTAAGCTGCGGTACTATCCTTGGGTTAATACCAAACTTTCGCATAGTCTCTATACGTGATACGCCTGTGCCTAACTCTCTAACTTGTGCATCATGTGGTACCCAGACATCGCCCATTACATACGGCTTGTCCTTGATCACCTTGATATAATGCTCTAATGACTCACCGCTTGCCTCGTAGTAGTCTATAAGCCTTATCTCTTGTCCAACTTGTTGCCACCACCAGATTGCTGTACTATCCCTCATGCCTAAGTCAATTGCGCAATGTGTTATTACGCTCTCTACGGGCACAAAAGATATACGCCCCTCTTGTCTGGCAGTATCCATAAGGCGACCATAGTATGAGCCCTCTATACCGCGATTAAAGCTACAGTAGTACTCTTGCTGTATGAGCTCCTCGCTCATACCCTCTGCTCTGTCCTCATCGATCTGCTCTTGGGTTACTATGCCAGTATCATCAATTGTAAGCACCTCGTGGTACCACTTTGGATTATCTTTTGCCATTGAGAGTAGATCGTAGGCGTGGTTTTTGCCTCGAGGTGTAAAGTTAAATTTTGCCCATCCACCGTTAAAACGTAATATTGGACGTATATAGTCCCAGCCTGTTGGATCTTGCAAAGAGTACTCGCTAAACACCACTCCTACTGGGTTAATACCAACGTTTGCGATCTTGTCAATACCAACAACCTGTATAATTGATCCGTTAGCTAGTGTTATGCGCATGTCTTGATCACTTTTGCGCGCTATAAGCTCTTTTGGTATCCTGTCTAAAAACTTTTTACCTTGGTTGTCCATACCATCCCACAACGCACGCCGTCCAAGGGTGCCTGTGGGAAAGGTATACATATAATAACCAACTCTATCAACAGCAGCTGGTACTAATAGACCGCCAAAGTCTGTTAAGTCTTTGCCAGCTCGTCTATGCCAGACCGTCACTAGACGCTTACAACCACCCTCAAAAGCACGTATCAAAGACTTTTGGTATGATCTTGCGTCAAAGTTGTGTGGTATCTGCACCCTTACGCTAGTCATCTATATGCTTACGCTCGATAATTACTTGTGTTGGTTGTGCACTCTCAGGCTTTTTAAGCTCTCTCAATAGCTCTCTGTGCTCTATATCATATGTAGCTAGTGTAGCCTTGACAATCGAAGTATCGCCTTTAAACTGTCCATTAAGGGCCATCTCCTCACGTCTTTGGCCAATCCTTGCTAGTGCATATTTTGAGGCGGCGTAAAAATATGGCTCTCCACCCTCTTTGTCGATAAGCTCTTTTTCAGCCGCTACAAGGTCCTTAATCCATCCTTGACCCTTTTTATGTGTGCATGCCCATCCTCTATATACAATCGAGTCATACTTATCAGCATACTTAACAAAATCAGCGGCTAGCTCCTTAAAGCGCTCTGCTGTATACTCTCTTGGTCTACCGCATCCCTCATATCCGCCATGTCCTTTAGGTGGTGCCATTATATCCTCATAGTAAAATTTTTAGTATAATCTGAGATTATATCCAGGATCATTTTTGTGTAAACAATTTATTTTTATGATTTTTAGTATTGCAAATAAAATCCCTAAGTATATACAATTGTGGTATCTTAATTAGATATAGTTAAGGTGATCCGCTAGCAAGGGATATCCTCGGAGCCGACAACAAACTAATTAGATAATAAAACACACAAAAACAAAGGTAACTATCATGGATAAAAATTATAAATATATCGGATCTTGGTCAACTAATAATCATACTACTTTTAACAGTAGCTCCTATTACGGTAATAACAAACAACAATTATCAAAAGAGATACGTGATATATGCAAGGCTAATACTTTTAGTGGCAATAGTGGTATATGGTATGTAGATGAGGCAAACTCTGGAGAGACAGTTTTAACAGGTAAAGTTTATAACAAAATATAGGCAAATATGTACATCTCACTACCATTGTTAATGTTAATAATATTCGTTTTATTAGATTAAGTAAGGAGCTAATCATGATTGAGCAAGTAGATTTTAGTATGTTACACCCCGAAGACTTTGGGATACCATGTTGCAGCAAATGCAAGAGACCACTGCCAGAAGACTTTGAGCATTATAAATACAAACATGATACCAAGTTCGAGTTTTGCTCAAAAGACTGTTATATAGAATTTTTAGAAGGGGAGCTAGAATAATGAACGCATCAATGTTTTTATATGAAAATGCTGAATTAGATTTAGAATCAAAACTTAACTCAGAAAAAGAACAATATTTTGTTTTTGATATAAAAGACGACAACAATTGTATAACACTATTTTTAAAAGAAGATCATCTTGTGAAAATTAGAGATCTTATCAATGAAAATATAGAGGAGTAATCATGGATAGACTAGAATATTTAATGTTAGCATTGTTTGCATTGCTTAGCCTTTTAATAATAACATTTGGTGGACTTAGTTGGCTTGAGACAGTCAAAATAAAAGAGTCAAAAGATATAAAGATAGTGCAAAGATATGAACCAACATTCCTTCAAGCCAAAAGCTTTTATAACATCAACGAAGCTGTAGAATTTTACGAAAGCTTGCCATCTCCTCAGATGGATAAAGCGCAAATAATCAACTGTGCTAATGACAGTCTTTTTATCGTTTATTATTAAGATTCCTTTGTTCCCTGGCTAGCTTGCTAGCTGGGGTTTTAAATTCTATAATTCCAGCTATCTATTAAAATATTCTTTTTAAGATGATATGCTGTTTCTATTCCGCATCCATTACATGTTAATTTAAAACCTCTATCATGTTTACTAAACTCGGGATTACCTCCACAAAAAGGACATTTTTTTAACGGACGATCTAATAGATATGACCAATGAGTAACATCAATTCCTGGTTCACATCCATCTTGAGTTTCCCAATGTCTATCATAATTTATAAATTTTATAGTAATCCAACCTTGCTCATCAATAGTTAATAGATCAATACCAACCGGTGGCTCTTCTTCTTTTATTGATATCCATTTATACATTTTAATTACTCAATATTATCTCAGTCCTTGGGTCATCACTATAAACCTTAGTTGCTTTTACATCCCATATAGCCGAATCATCATGATAAGCAATATCATTCATTGCATCTTCATAGAACTTCAAAAAATTACTTGTATCAGGCTTTTTAACATGCTTTACCTCATTAGCTAACATCATAGCACGCTTTTTCTTACTGGTAGATTTAGGTATTGGCAAAAAGAACTTAAACTCAGCTGTCACAGCGCCTTCTATCTTTTCTTTTACTTGGCTTTGTATAATGGACTTTATAGCCTTCATCTCTTTATACTGAGGGTCGTAAGTCCTAAATTTATTAATACGAGGTCTAGCACGTGGTATTGGGTTACCTGGTATTGTTATTTTAAGCATTTTAATCTAAACAAAATATATGGGTTGTTTTATTTTTTATTTCTGTCTTTTTGTAAAATCCCTCAGATTCTGTAACAGGCATTTCATCTTTCACAAGATGCCATTCAATTATAGTTTGATTCTTTGGAATAGTTATTTTATTCCACGATGCTATTGCTTCTTCTTCAGTATCATTAGATCCTTTGTCAAAATCACATGATAAACAAAAAACTATATAACTTTTAGTATATCCTTCAAAATCATCTGGAATGGAACTACTAATTGCTTTACTTCCACAACGTGGACACGGTTTAAGATCTTCATTATCATTATTCATTTTTTTGATCCTATTCTTTCTATCAAATCTTTAAGCTCAAGCCAAGCTGCTATAATAATTAAACCAAGTAATGCTGCTATATATGGTGAAAACACCCCTATCCAAGGTATGTTAACGCCACACAGCTTTAAGATCATTAATAAGATAAATATCGTTGTTGTTATACCCATCATTAATACTTATGTTCTAAACAATTATCGCACAAAAAATGATAATTATTAAAAAATGCTTTAAGCGTTCCGTCGATATCAACGATGATGGCTTTTGGTTTATTCATATTATTCATCAGTATTTATGTCTCTACTTAAATATTCTTTAGTCATTTCTAATTCTCCTTTAGCACAATCTAAAATTGATGCATTTATTCTTATCTCATCAATTTCATTCTGAAGGTCAACTAGACTATCAATATAATATTTCTCTTGTTTAATATATTCCTTTTTAGTCAAATAACTCATGTAATAACCAATCATTATTCCTATAGTGAAAAGAAATATAGTTATAATCATTCTTTAACCTTCTTAGGTCTTCCACCTTTGCGCTTTTTATTAAGCTCCTCAAGATCTTGTTCAAGGTTAGTAATACGTGATTCTACTTTCTTAATATGTGCTTTTAGATCTGATACTCTATCGTAATCAGATTCTCTCAATTCTTCTAAAGTAAGAATATCTTCTCTTACAGACTTAGTAGTTAAATAAATGGCTGCTGCTAATGGTGCAGCTCCTAATAAATATAAAAAAAATGTCATTCTTTTTTCCTGACTAACTCAATTGGAATTTCTAAAATAAGACAAAAATGACCACAATTTGAACATCTTGGCTTGATATATTTGATAATACCCAAACACAACTTGGCTTTATCAATCAGTGATTCTTTTTTAAGTTTTGCTAAGCAGCAAGATGATACTTTAGGCATGATTACTCCAAAATGGGAGCCAACGCAGCTCCCGTCTATGGTACATTTTCTCCCCTTTAAGGGATACAATTAGAATAGCTTAATTAAGCTTTATAGTCACCTAAAAACATTTTTATATTTTGAAAACTCTTTAATGCACGATTTTTTCAACTTTAACTTAGCTACATAGTTGCAAATTTCCATTAGATTTACTAAATCATTCTTATCTAAAATTTTACTTAACTTTTGAAATGAAAAATCATTTTCTGCTGATTTTATAGCATTAAAAAGATATTGATGATCACCAAAATCAACATCAGAATATGCTTTTATAGATTCTTTTAAATCGTCTGATTCTAATATATCACCAAGTGCTATTGGAAGCATTTTTAAAACCTTGTTTTATTTCATTCTGAATCAAATCTCTTTCGATAAATTTACCTGAATTGCTTTGATGCCAATCAAATTTAATAACATCTAATTCACCAGACATTCTATTTTTAGCAATATTAACATGTAGGCTTTTATCACCATCGCATGGATCATAATAAGCAGGTCTATGAAGCAATATACATACATCAGCATCTTCTTCTAAACTGCCACTTTCTCTAAAATCAGAAAGAGTAGGGCGTTTATCCATTCGTTGTGTTGAAGATCTATTTAATTGCGCAAAACAAATTACGGGAATATTTAATTCCTGCGCTATTTCTTGCAAACCTTTTGAAACTTCATTAACTCTTTCATGACCACTACTGAAATTTCCTGAAGATTTTATCAATGTCAAATAGTCTATGAATATAATTTTAGATTTATTAACTTTAACTTCTCTTCTTATTCTAGCTTTAAGATTGACTATATTAGCCGGTCTATCATCTATAAAAATATTATTTTTAATTTTACGTGACTCTGATAGCATTCTGCTATATTGATTTTGATTTAAATTTAATGATTGATAATCTCTATATGATACTTCTGCTCTCATACATAATATTTTTTCTACAATTGATTGCTTAGTCATTTCAAGCGAAAAAAATGTAGCTCTAATATTTTCATCTGATTCTAATATCTTATGAATTAAATTTAATCCAAAGGTAGTCTTTCCAACTGAAGGTCTAGCTCCTATATAATGTAAACATCCATTTTTAAAAGATCCTAAAATTTTATCTAATCTTTTAAATCCACATTTTACTCCATCGTATGGACTTTTACCATTTTCAACTAATAGCTTTTTATTTTTTATAATCTCTTCAAAACTTTTTCCATCCTGAAAATCATCTATAATATCTTTAGCTCCTCTAGAAAATATTTGACCATTATTA